CTTCCTGGAACTAACGGAGTTAATTCATCTATAGTAGTTTGTGGTACAACTTATACATCATGTGGTGGCGGTGGTGGTGGAAAAGGACAAGCTGTAGGAGTTGCTGGTGGATCAGGTGGTGGCGGTGGTGGTGGACCTCCATGCGCACCTGGATCAGCTGGTGGAGCAGGAGTTTGCGGACAAGGATTTGCTGGAGGAACAGGATCTGCCGGAAGTCCACCTACACCTACTGACACAAGAGGATCAGGTGGCGGTGGTGGAGCTAGCGCTGTAGGTGGTAATGCTGTTACAGGAAATACCCCAGGACCCGGAAGAGGTGGAACTGGAGGTGCAGGTTTAGATGTAAGTCCTGATTATGGAACAGGCAGTGGTGTCTGTGGAGTTTTCGGTGGCGGTGGTGGCGGTGGAGCAAGATTTCCTCAACCAGGATCTTTAGGAGGCACAGGTGGTGGAGGTCGTGGCGGTACACCAGGAGTTTGTGCAGTAGCAGGGACAACTAATACCGGAGGTGGTGGCGGTGGTGGCGATAACTGCGGTGATGCTGGTGGTGCAGGCGGATCAGGAATAGTCATAGTAAAAGAATTAAATAAAGCAAGTGGTGTTTGGTCAATGCAAAGTCAATTTCAAGCTGTTAAATGTGGAGTATGGCCAACATTTATTCCTACAGTAGCTATAGATTATTTAGTAGTTGCTGGCGGTGGTAGTGGTGGTAGAGATGCTCAAAGTGGTAAATCAAGATTTGGAGGTGGTGGAGCTGGTGGTTTATTATATTCTTATTGTAGACCAGGAACTCCTGGCGCAGATTTACAACTAGACACTGCCCATACTATAACTATTGGAGCTGGTGGAGCTGGAATTGCTCCTAATAATCAAGCATCTGGTAATTGTGGAGTTAATTCAAGTATAGGAACAATTAGAGTAGCTACCGGTGGTGGCGGTGGTGGCGGTGGTCCTTCTAAATCTGGTGGATCTGGTGGTGGTGGAAATAGTGGTACCGCTGGTGGTTCAGGAAATACTCCTGCCGTGTCTGCTGGAGATGGTGGACCACAAGGTAATGACGGTGGTACTGGTTATACGGGAGGTCCAGATGGTAATGCTGGTGGTGGAGGTGGCCGAGGTGGAGTAGGAACTGCAGGACCAGGACCAGCCCCAGCTGGTTGTAGTACACAAGCAGGAGGCCCAGGTTTAGCAGTAAGTATAAGTGGTAGTCCAGTAACATATGCGGCTGGTGGTCAAGGTGGTGATTCAAATGGAGCTAATGGAACAACCAATACAGGAAATGGTGGAAATGCAATTGGAAAAGGTGGATGTGGATCAGGTGCTTCAGGAAATGGTGGACCAGGTATTATTTTTGTAAGAACTCCAAGTGCTTATACATTAACAGTGACGCCAGGAACTAACACAAGTGCAACAGTTCCAGGACCATCAACAGATAAATTAGCTACTTTTACCGTTTCAGGTACATTGACAATTTCAGAGTAGATGCTATATTAAGTTCATAAAGACATATGAACATAACAAATTATTATTGGTATTTCCAATCAGTTATTCCACATAGAATATGTGATGATATTGCAAAATATGGAAAATCTATACAAGATGAAATGGCTGTTACAGGTGGTTATGGTGATAAAAAATTAAATAAAAAAGAAGTACAAGATTTAAAAAAGAAAAGAGATTCTAATATTGTTTGGATGAACGATAGATGGATATATAAAGAAATACAGCCATACATACATAATGCAAACGCAAATGCAGGTTGGAATTATCAATGGGACTTTTCTGAGTCTTGTCAATTTACAAAATATAAAAAAGGCCAATACTATGATTGGCATTGTGATAGTTGGGATAAACCTTATCAACGGCAACAAGGTGATCCATCGCATGGTAAAATTAGAAAACTATCTGTAACAGTTACATTATCAGATCCAAAAGAATACAAAGGTGGGGAGCTAGAATTTGATTTTAGAAACTTAGACCCTGATAAAAAACCTAACATACATAAATGTAAAGAAATANTACCTAAAGGGTCNTTAGTTGTATTTCCTTCNTNTGTTTGGCATAGGGTATGTCCCGTTAAAAGTGGAGAAAGAAAAAGTTTAGTAATATGGAATTTAGGATGGCCATTCAAATAATAGATAATTTGTTACCAAATTTATTTTTTAAAAAATTAAGTAATATATTTAATGATAAATTTAATTGGTTTTGGACTGAACATACAGGAGAAGACGATAATAATTTTATGTTTACTCATATGTTATGGGATTTTGAAATAGGAAGAAGTTCTCCACATTTTGATACTTTTGAACCTATTTTATATTTTTTAGATAAACATATAAAAGTAACTAAATTAAGAAGAATGAAATTAAATTTATATACTAATCAGGGGAAAAGAATTGACCATGCAGAACACTATGATATAAAGGATGAGAAAGGTATAGTTATGGATACTGTTGATATAACCGTTTTAAATTTTACTACATGTAATGGTGGTACAATAGTTGATAATAAAGAATATAAATCTAAACAAAACCAAGGTTTAAATTTTAAAAATAGTTTAAAACATAATGGTTATGTTCAAACAGATACTAAAAGAAGAATTGTTCTTAACATAGCAACAAGTTAATTATATGAAAAAGAAAAAAATTAAAGCTGGAAAACAAAAAATAAAAAAAGAAGTTGTAGGTTATCCTCAACAATTACAATTAGAAGAATATTTTAAATGTCCTATATGGTTTGCAGATGAACCAAAATTTGTAGATCATTTAAATAAAGCATCAGATAAATATATTGAAGCATCAAAAAAAGAACTGAAACCAGCTATTGATAAACGCAATAAAAAATTTGGTGACAAAGGAGACATGGGTCATGTATTTCATTCAACAACATTAATTGGTGATCCTAATTTTACCGAATTACAAAACTACATAGGTGCAACAGCACATAACTTATTAGGTGAGATGGGTTTTGATTTATCTCAATATCAAGTATTTACTACAGAGATGTGGGTACAAGAGTTTGCTAAAAAAGGTGGTGGACATCATACTTTACACACTCATTGGAATGGTCACATATCAGGTTTCTATTTTTTAAAAGCAGATGAGTCTACATCTTTACCATTATTTGAAGATCCAAGACCAGGTAATCTTATGAATCTATTACCTGAATTAGATAAATCTAAAGTAACTTATGCAAGCTCACAAATTAATTATAAAGTTAAACCAGGTAGAATGATATTTTTTCCATCATACTTACCTCATCAGTACATTGTAGATATGGGTTATAGTCCATTTAGATTTATACATTGGAACTGCCAAGCAATACCTAAAGGAGTATTAAATGTCGTTTAAAAAAAATAAATATACTGTTTTAAAAAATGCTATCTCACCTGAGTTATCAGAGTTTGTTTATAAATATTTTTTAAACAAAAGGAATGTTGCAAGATTTTTATTTGATTCAAAATACATTTCACCTTTTACAGAATATTTTGGTGTATGGAATGATGCACAAGTGCCAAATACTTATTCACATTATAGTGACATTGCAATGGAAACATTATTACAAGAAGTAAAACCAGTAATGGAAAAACACACTGGTCTTAAATTAAGCCCTACTTATTCTTATGCAAGAATTTATAAAAAAGGTGACGTATTAGCTAGACACAAAGATAGATACTCTTGTGAGATATCTACTACATTAAATTTAGGTGGTGATCCATGGCCAATATATTTAGACCCAACAGGGAAAAAAGGTCAAGCTGGTGTTAAAGTAGATCTTAAACCAGGCGACATGTTAATCTACTCTGGTTGTGATCTTGAACATTGGCGAGAAGAATTTATTGGTAAAGATTGTGGACAAGTATTTTTACATTATAATAAAGCTAATTCTAAAACTGCTAAAGAAAATTATTTAGATAAAAGATCTTTGCCAGGTTTACCTGCTTGGTTTAAAGGTGTTAAATTGTCTAAAAAGTGAAAACGTATAAAAACGTTTTAAATAAAAAACAAAAAGATTTTTTAAATAATATTTTTAAAAATCAAGAACATCCTTTTTATTTATTTAACCGACCAGATAATACATCTTATTTTATTCATAACGCAATACGACGACAAAACCCAGACTTAGATAACAGTACTTTAGCACCAGTTTTACGATTATTGTTATCTCAAATAGCACCTAAACTTAATATAAAATATACTAAAATATTTAGATGTGCCATTAATGTAAGTTTTTATAATGGTGGTTTAAATAGATGTGAAACACACGACGATCATTTTTTTAATTATAGACAGGTTTTAATATATTTAAATAACGCAGATGGAGATACTGTTTTGTTAAATAAAAAAGGAACTAAAGAATTGAAACGAATTAGTCCAGAAGCGTATAAAATTTTAATTACAGATAAAAGATTACATTATCATTTTTTTCCTACAAAAGGGATTAGAAAAGTCTTGATCTATACTATCGATTGACAAAACTTTACAAATAGTCTATACATTAGGCTTGCAGGGGGATGATCCACCACTGATTCCCTCTGCTTTAAATCTATTGAATTCCCTCTTTATCTGTTATATTACCTACTAAACAGGTTTGAATATATGTTACAAAAATTAGGCTTTTTACCAGGATTTAATAAACAAGTTACAGAAACCGGAGCCGAAGGGCAATGGTTTGATGGTGACAATGTTCGTTTTAGATATGGTACACCTGAAAAAATAGGCGGTTGGCAACAGTTAGGTGCAGATAAACTTACTGGGGCAGCTAGAGCTCTACATCATTGGGATGATAATGCTGGTATTAAATACGCAGCTATAGGAACTAACAGAATTCTTTATGTTTATTCAGGCGGAACCTATTATGACATACACCCTATAAGAACTACAATTACAGGAGCTAATTTTACAAGTACATCATCTTCAACAACCGTTACCGTAACTGTTGGAACTTCGCACGGATTAACAGAAAACGATATTGTATTGTTTGATTCAGTAAGCGGAATTACTGGATCTTCTACTTATACCGATGCTACATTTGAAGATCAAAAATTTATGGTTACTACGGTCCCTACTAATACAACTTTTACTATAACAATGGCCGTGCAAGAATCTGGAACTCCTTTAAGTGGATCGGGATCAGCTTCTGTACTTTGTTATTATACAGTGGGACCAGCTCAACAAGCTGGTGGTTTCGGTTGGGGTACAGGGTTATGGTCTGGAACTGTTAATGGACCTGTAACTAATACTTTAAGCGCAAATATTAATGACGCTGTAACAGTCATACCTTTAACCTCAACTAATGGTTTTCCTTCAACAGGAACAATTAGAATAGGAACGGAAGACATTTCTTATACTTCGATTAATGGAAATAACCTAGAAGGAGCTACAAGAGAAGTAGACGGAACTACTAAAGCTGCACACAACAGTGGAGATACTGTTACTAATATAACTGATTATGTTGGATGGGGGGAAGCTTCTTCTGATGACTTTACTATTGATCCAGGTCTATGGGTTTTAGATAATTATGGTACAAAATTAATTGCACTTATTTATAACGCACAATGTTTTGAATGGGATGCAGCTGCAACTAATGCAACATCAACTAGAGCAACATTAATTGCTAATGCACCTACAGCATCACGTCACGTATTAGTATCTACACCGGATAGACACTTAGTATTTTTTGGTACAGAAACAACTATTGGAACTTCTTCAACACAAGACGATATGTTTATAAGATTTTCTTCTCAGGAAAGTATAGATCAAACAGACTCTTATACAGTTAAGGCTAATAATACTGCAGGCACACAAAGACTAGCAGCNGGTTCAAAGATTATGGGAGCCATTAAAGGTAGGGATGCAATCTATGTTTGGACCGATACTTCTTTATTTTTAATGCAGTTTGTTGGCCAGCCCTTTACATTTTCATTCTCACAAGTTGGTACTAACTGTGGACTTCTTGGTAAGAATGCTTGTGTCGAAGTTGATGGCACAGCTTATTGGATGTCAGAAAATGGTTTCTTTACATACGATGGTCAATTAAAATCAATGCCGTGCTTAGTTGAAGATTTTGTTTACGATAGTTTAAACAGCACACCAAGAGATTTAATTTTTGCAGGTGTTAATAACTTGTTTGGAGAAGTAACTTGGTTCTACCCTAATGGTGGTTCAGAGGTGCTTAATAGATGTGTTACTTACAATTATTTAGACTCATCAAAACAACGTCCGATATGGACTACGGGAAGTTTAGCCAGAACAACGTGGGCTGATTCAGCTGTATTTGCAAAACCTCACGCTACATATTATAATATTTCTGATGATGCATCTACTGATTGCACAGGTAACACAGACGGTAGTTCAATATACTATGAACAGGAATCAGGGACCGATCAAATTAATGCCGGAGGAGCTACTACTGTAGTAACAGGAACAATTACATCAGGAGATTTTGATATTACACAAAGAAGAAGTAATACAGGTCAAACAGTAGGTACACCAGATCTTAGAGGTGATGGTGAATATATAATGAGAATTAGTAGAATTATACCAGACTTTATTTCTCAAACAGGAAATACTCAAGTTAGTTTTGTAACAAGAGACTACCCTAACAATAGTCAAACCACTACAAACTTTACAACTACAACAGCCACTGATAAGATAGATACTCGACTAAGAGCTAGATCTATTGCAATGAAAGTATCAAACACAGCTATAGCTGAAGATTGGAAACTAGGCACATTTAGATTAGATGTACACCCAGGAGGAAGAAGATAATGGCTTTATTCTACAACCAAGCTGATCAAGATATTTATAAATCAGGTATAAAATTTTTACCGCAAGAAAAATACAGAATGGGTCCTTACACTCCTGTCATAGACCAAGAGTCTAAAAAAATTGAAACAAGTTTTGGACTACCAGCCGCCAGCACTTTTAATAATAGTGTTGGTAGTTTTTCTCCTAGTGGAAACGTGTTTGGATATGGTACAGCTATTAAACCTGGAGATCCTTATGTAGGTTCTTTTAAACCAGGTGATCCTTATGCTGGACAATCTGGTTATTATGGTTCCGCAAATTATCAAGGAGGTCTTCCAGGAGATTATACTCAAAAAGGACCCGGTAGACATTTTGAATATGATGACACTGGAACATTTTATAAAGATTATTCATTAACACCTAGAAAAGAAATGCCAGGTTTTATAAAAGCAGCAGCTGCATTTGTACCATTTGGAACAAGTGCAGTAAATTTTTTAGAAAATAAAATGAATCCAACAGGACCAATGACGGCAGGTAGCAATCCTTACAATCGTACTAATTATGGTATTGCAGGATTAACTACTCAACAAAAAGGTTTATATGATGCGTTAGCAAGTCAAGGAATGTTGTATGAAGGACCTGGTGGTATAAAAACTGCAACAGGTAAAAACTTAGTTTCACTTGCTGATAATTATGAAGAAAATCAAATAGATAAGTACAATGAAATGGTTGAAGAAGGTTATAGTATAGATGACGACGGAAATGTTATAGACATAGATGGCAATGTTGTAAGCGGTTATAAGAAAAATGCATTTATAGAATCCTACACTGTTAATAATTATACTCAAAAAGCTAGAGAAAAAACTAGAGGGGAAACTAGAGAAATTCAAGATCGTGTAAATAAACAAGAAACTGTTATTAATCAAAAAGCTACAGGTAGGGATGTAACAGATAATAAAGGAAATGTTACATCATCTACGGTTAACCCTACTTCTGAATATGGTAAATCACAAGGTTACACAGGAGGAAATCCTAATCCACATACTGACACAGGTTGGAGTGGATCAAGTAAAAGTAATGAATCTACTAGTAAAGGCAAAGGAAGGGATGAAGATGATAAAATGGCAACTGGTGGTAGAGTGGGTTATTTTTATGGAGGACTAGCAAGTATATTATAATGGCAAGAATTGTACAATCATTAACTAGAGCAAGCGAAGAATACGAACAAAGAACTTTTCAATCTTTAGTAAGAGATCTTGACGATGTTATTACAAAATTAAATACTTCATTTCAAGATGAGGTTAAACAGGAGATAGAAGCTAAAAGTTTCTTTCTAGAATAATGGCAGTAGTAAACGAATATAAATTTGTAGGTATAGATAATAGCACAACAGGAGGAGCGTTAGTTCCTTTAGGAGCCAGCATTCCTGGAGTTAATGAAACTATAATTATTAAATCTATTTTAGTAACATCTGCCGGTACACCTGTTGTTACNATTACNAACAATAGTATTACAGCAATTAAATCTAAAGCTTTNACAGCTAATGAAACTACAGAACTTTTAACTCAACCGTTAATAGTAGAAGGTGGCACATCTTTTAC